CTCCTTCACTGCCTTGTACAATCGCACCGTTAGGAGCTTCAGCTAATGTCCGTGCTCTTGTTGTACCATTCGGATTAACCATGAACAATACTTTAGCTGCTGCTGCACTACCTTCTACGATTGCTTTAGTCAGTGCTTCTAAACTCTTTAAGTCTCCGAGGTACTCTTCAACAAATCCCCTGCCGTAGTCCTCTCCATCAATCTGGGTGTAGCGTAACGGGAGCCACGGGGACTTATCAATCGGATACTCACCCATACTTTCTTCGATGAGCATACCTTTGACATCTTGGTAGACTTTGTACTTGTCATCTTCTCTGACGATTGCGGTGTAGAGGTCACAGCTGTTCTCCTTTTCTTGACGATATACTTCTTCTCTTACAGATTCAGGAAGCATCATAGGAGCTACAGTTTCTTTAACCGCTATATGTGTAACATTACCCATCGGGTCTCTCTTGACTACATAACGATCAAGCTTGAACACACGCATACCACCTTCGTCCGGTAAGTACAACAAACTGTTACCTGTTATAAGTAAGTTCTTTAGTGCTTGGAAGATACCATTCCTGAAGTTCTGTACTTCTACTTCCTGTGATACACTACGCTCTACATCAGCTAATGCTTTCTCTAAGTCTGTTCGTAATTGCTCACCACCCTCTGGTCCTAACTCCTGCTTTGCTTTGTCCAATTCATATCTATCTATAACAAGACGGAAGAATGGAGCGTTAGGTGGTAACAGTGCTAACAATAACTTAGAAGATAGATTCAGTACACCTCTAGCTCCGATACCTTGGTACGGTGTGTAGTACTTAGTAGCGTAGTTCGCACCGTCAGGCGGTAAGACATAAGGAAGTGTAAGCTCAGAAGATGTACGACCTCTGTCTAAGAATGACCACCGCTGGTTCTCCAACGAGTGATATAGCCCTTGGGCTGTTTCGTGCATAAGGATTAAATTACAGCGTCAGGATCAGACCACTCAGGATCAAACTCCACCATATTACTCACATTGAACTCGTTGATTGTAACATAGTTGCCGGATGTGGTAATTGGGAATATATACTTTCCGAAATCATTGTGATCCGGATTGGTCACTTGCATAACTTCTGCGTATCGATCATTTCCGTTACTGTCGGGCAGTCCGAATAGCGTATTCATCGCATCGTTACTAGCGTCCCACTCTTCTTGTGTGCTGTATAAAATAAATTTCTTCATAGTAATTAGGATGCAGGGTCTGCTACATAGTTAGGTTTTTTGGAGGTAGTGGCTTGAGACGCATTGTACCCATTTCCGCTGTAATCCGCCACGGTCCCAATATCCTGACCAGCACTAGCTACACTACCGTCACTATTAGTATCCCCGAAATAATACCCCATTCTATAGTAAGCCTCTGGAGTTAAACCTAGATTCATTATGTCACCCCCATTATATATATCTGTTATATTTTGAGTAGTTAAAGCACTCCCAAAGAAAGCAACTTGGTCCAATTTTCCTGTGTAAGGATATGCATGGTTAGATGTGGAACCTATCAAATAATTCGTTGGTGAATTTGCGGATTGCTTGCCATTATTAACCCACCCGTTTGCCGTGGTAGCGTCAGCACTATACACAGGTGTTGTGGTATTACCGTCTTTATAAATTTTAATATTCGTATATGTGCCACTATTATCTAAAACAATAGCTATATGATGCCACGCATTATCGTAAATGGTTCCAACACCAATACTACCATTAACATTACTTCCTGTTGATGTACCGTATCTCAAATAAAACGGAGAACTAGCACCTGGAGTTGTCAATAAAGCCAATCGCCCCCAAGAAGAACCGGCATCGTCCCTGAAAATATCCTGATAAGTTGCCCCAGCTCCGCTAGACTTCATCCAAAATGAGATTGTAAAATCATTACCTCCGGATGTACTTTGATATGTGGTGTCCAATCGGTCGCTTCCATCAAACTCTAAACTAAGAGTGTTGGCAGTTGTAGTATCATCTTCATAGACCCGCCAAGCCGTACCGTCCGAGACATTGATGTCTTTAGTAGTGGTATTAAATATGGTTAGCCCTACATTACTAGCAGAAGCAGCGGGTCTAGTAGCGTCTGAATAAGCTTGAATAGTACTCATGTTTTATGAATCGTTGTTGAAGATATACCAATCAGAACCATCGTAGATATATAGATCGTATGTATCTGTTCCAAATTTAATAGTTACTTCTCCGGTTGGGTTGGTTGGTGTTGATGATAAAATGTTAGATTCTGTATCTGTATCAATATTAAATACTGATTCAGTAATAGTAGCAATAACACCTAACGCAACTGTTGGCAATGCAAACATTAGGAAGCAGTATCTCCAGCAAGAACAAAGGTGTCAGCTGCGTAAGCTACGATACTCGCTACTCCGTATTGTCCGGCTATCTTGGTGTGTGATTGTCTGTTGTTAATGGTAGTACTAGAAGCTGCGAAGCTTACTTGACCTACTCCCTTTTGTACAAAGCTACAATTAAACCCAGCTCCTAAACCACTTGGTACTGTGACAGTTACAGCAGCAGCATTGTCTAACACAACTACTTTACCGTTGTCTCCAGCTACTAATGTATAGGTGGTTCCTGTTTGATCGTTAATGGAAGCGTCGAAGTTGCTGATCGCATTACCGTTAAAGTCGTAGCTTGATAAGTTAGAGGCAGATGCTTGCCCCATAAGATTTGTAACGGTTACTTTCTTGGTGGTTGCTGTTCCTGCTACATCGTCAACGATTGCTAGAATGTCTGCACCTGCTGGTGTTGTCAGCTCAGTAAGTTCGGTGATCTTTTTATTAGCCATCTTTAAATTATTTTATTTAAACATTATTGTAAATATACCAGTAACTGCCATCCCATACGTACAAGTCGTCTGTGTCAGCTGCATACTCTATAGTGTATTGTGCTTGAGTAGCGTCTAGTAATATCACTGACTCATTGCGGGTAGTATCCGCCACGGTGAATGGTGAAACTGTATATAAAAAGTCTCCACTGATAGATACCTGATTATAATTAGGACTATCCAATGTGATACCTGTCGATCCAATGTTTGGTGTGTCGCTTGGATTAGTTAAATCAAAGGTAACCGTTGTGGTAGCGTTACTTGGTACAGTTGTAGATACAGTAAGTACGAGAGTACCTGTGGATTGTGTCCAGTCAGCGGATGTACCAAATACATTATTTGTACTTGTTATACTAAGAGATGCGTTGTCCGATGTCTGCGACGCATCAAGTCCTGTCAGTGTTACCGTACCGCTAGTTATATCTAACTCTGGTCTTAGTGTAAGAGTAAGTGTATTAAGTGTATTAGCTACAGTGGTAGAACCCATTAAGGTAAACTTGCTGAAATCAGCTGGTATAAGAATCGAAGCGGTATCAGATATAGTTGTATCTACTCCATCTGTAGCTATTATCCTGTAGTAATATGTAACAGCTTCCGATAAAGGACCTGTGTCGTTAACAGTTAAATCTAAAGTACCACTAGATATAGTAGTAGGACTTGTAAACGAAGCACTAGTATCCCGTTCGTATGTATAACTAGTAGCTCCCGCCACACCTGTTGTACTTATAGTAGCACCGTCAACTCCGAATTGAACAACTGTTATATCAGGCTTTGCAAGCCCAGCTACTACAGCGTCAAAACCATACAGTACCTCAAAGCTAGGTCGAATGAAGTTACCAGGGAACGCAATGATTCCGCTTGGTTTTTCAATCGTTGGGAATGTCAGCGACATTAAAGTGAGTCAACAGTTCCGGTAGCGTAGACGCTGTGGGTTCCTGCTGTATATGCACTTACATTAGCTCTTAGCTTTTCGTAGTGTCCGTGGTCATCTCGTACCATAACTGATCCCAGTGCTGATACTGATTGACTGTGTACTACATGCCAAGCTCCTCCAATGTAAGCTTCTATATCTACGGTTGCAGCTCCAGCGGACTCAGTGGCTATGACAAATGTCCAACCCTTAGAACGCTCAACTGAGAATGCACTACCCGCTCCTGATGCAGAAACAGATGAGAGTAGCGTCTTTTTATCAAGTGTGCGAAGGCTCATATATATTTATATTATTAGTTGTTGTTACGATGAAAGCTGTACTCCCGATCCTCCGGCTCCACCCATACCGATTGAAGGACGACGAACTGCTGTGACTTGTTGCGTACCACGACGACGCTTAGGTGCTTGAGTAGCTCTTTGAGTCGGTGCTTTCTTAGCCATTTCTAACGGAGGTGGTGGTGGTGCAGGAGGAGGTGGTGGTGGTGGTATCTCCGGCATAGGGGGCATCTTAGGTTGTGAGAAACACATAGCTATTCTAAGTCTTTGGTTATGATGTTGTCTTGTAACTGTTCGTCGTAAGTCTGTTGTAAATAATTAATTACACTTCTTTGTCCTACCTTAAACCATACATCTCTATCAGAGTCTGTCAAGAGGGGACATTTATCCGGGAACAGTTTGTCAAGCTTTTCTATCAAAGACTTACTCAACGCTGGTAATACTATCTCGTCACTCATCTCTATAACTTATATCTGATAGTTCTTGTGGCAGCTTTCCTTCTTTGATCTTTTGCTCCGTCCATATCCAAGCTGACGCATTCCACAGTATAGCACCCGCATGGTCTTCAGAGTTGTCCCCCTCAGCCAGCCCCAACAAATGTCTAAACATCGAGTCATATAACCTACTTAGTGGGAATCCTTGCTTCCAGTTATCGTCTCCGTAAAGCTTTCCGCCAGCTTCAAATCGTTTGGCGAGACTGCGTAAGGCGATCGGAGGTATAAGGCTGGGTCGTCCCCGTCCATCGTCCCCATCACGCCTTGCCCCAGTGCTGAAGTTTCTAGTATATCCTTGGTTTGGTAGTTCTTCGGTGTCCATAGTTTCTTTATTGTTTTAGTTCTGAAGCAGTAGTTCTCTGCTCGTAGTAATCTTGCCATCCATGCATTCATCAAAGCATCTTGTTCAGTAAGCCCTGCTTTCTCGTAACATGTGACAACAGTTTCCCAAGTGTATCCGTATTTATCCAACGCTTTCTTAGCAGCTACTGGTCCTACCTTTGGTACACCACTGTATCCATCTGTTGAATCTCCGGTCAGTGTTTGTATCAAGTGGAAGTTATCTGCTTCATCTACTGATGGATGGTGGTACTCTCCTTTGTTATAGTCGTAGAAGATACCTGGTACTCCTCGGAAGTCTTTGTCTATACTAACAATGATCGTCTCTTCATCCATTGCTTTGTCTGTTGCAAGGATAGATATAACATCGTCAGCTTCTAAGTTATCCCACAGCACACCACCTAATTCATCGATGATCCACTGCTTTACTTGTCGAAGTATAATAGGTAGTCGGGACTTAGCTCTGTTACTTTTATAGTCAGGGTATAACTTGCGTCGGAAGTTAGCACGGTCTGATAGACACAGCACTACATTCTCACACTTCAACTGATCTCTGAACTCCTGTATCTTATTTATCACACGAGCTTTAGCTAATGCCATGTCTGCGTGCACAGTCCACAGTTCTTCCTTCCATTGTATAGGTTCTTCTGCGACAACAGCTGCCTCGAAAGCGAGGACATCTGCGTCGATTAATAGTGTAGTTTTATTACTCATAGTATACGCTCCAGTTATTTTGATATTTCATGTACTTGGACTTGGAACTATTGTCGTCGTACAGTTTTATTGTCAAGCTAGTGACAGCTTTTCTAGGTATCATCCACCACATATTAATAGGTGCTGCGTAACAAGCTACTACATCCACCAAGTCACTCATGTGTGCTTTAGTAGTACATCCCGTACCGGTTGATAAACTGTAGTAATTACATTTGTGTTTAATACTTGTGCTTTTTACTTGTACCTTCAGATCACCTGCTGGGCAGTGGACGATATAGTCCCAAGGCATAGGAGTAGTTGGAGTGTGAGGTTCAAAGTCCCGCTCTAAACATTCTGTTATGAAGCGAGTCTCTGCTATAGCTCCTATGCGTTGTTCTTTAGATGATGGCATGTGTTGTCTCCATTCGAATGGGTAGCTAATATCTTGGGTGTCGTACAGGTTAGCGACGGTAGTATAGTAATCATATTCTATTTCGTCCATATCAATGAGTCTCCGCCCAAGTCGTACCTACTTTGTACTCACCGTCTAGCTGTACATTCAACTTCAGTTCAACACCAGCTACACGAATAGCTTTCACTGCTAACTTACCAAATGCTTCTGCTTGGTCTGGTATTACTTCTGCTTGGAACTCGTCGTGTATGTTAGCAACAAATGCGTACTCTCTACCGTGCTGCCAGTTACTCTTACCGAGTGCATGGAACAGTTGGATAAGTGCTACCTTCATACACACCGCTCCGGCTGATTGTAACAACATGTTCAGTGCTGCGTGACTACTTCTGATCCGTAATAGTCGCCCGTCCAATCCTGATAATACACCACCGTGTTCCACTTTCTTTTGGATTGCATCTTGTAGTTTCTTCAAAGCTGGTAGGTTATCTAAGAACTTACGCTTCAGTTGTACTCCTTCTTTAGCACCACCTCCAATGATCTCTCCCATCTTAGCGGGACCAGCTCCGTACAACAAAGCGTAGATCATAGTCTTAGCTTGGTCTCTGTTGTCTAACCCTGCCCGTTCCATGTTGAATGTGTGGATGTCTCCTTCTGTTACTATCTTTCCGTACTCTCCTCTGTCGTAGAATGCTAAGTAATGTGCTAACATCCGTAGCTCCAACCCACTAGCATCACATCCCACCAACTTCTTACCAACACCCGCACCGAATAAATCCCGACACTCTTCACCGTAAGGCACACGACAAGCAGGAACCTGTGCTACATTTGGATTGCTGTGTGTACATCTTCCCGTCACCGCTCCGTTAGTATTAACACTACCGTGTATCCTTCCGTTCTTAGCCAGCTTCAACCACGCTTGTTCTCCCTCTGCTAACTGACCAAGTCTTTTCTGTACTAATAGATAGTCTAACAACTTAGCTGCTATTGGATGGTCTATCTTCTTCAGTACTCCTTCGTCCACCTTCGGTGTGGTAGCATCTTGTTCTACAGGTAACTCGTATCCTAGGTCAGCTAATGCAGAGGCTATCTGTTGTCGGGAACCAGGGTTGAACGGTGTAGTCTTTTGTTTGTTACCGCTCTTCACTGCCTCCTTTAACAAGGTCTGCTTCAAACCTCTAGCTTTCAACATCTCCTTTAGCTTTACCTTGGTCTCAGCAGTGAGGACTTCTATCTTATCTTCCTCCTTTAATGTTATCGACCAACCAGCTGGACTCT